TTTTGTTAAATCCCAATCTTCCTCAATAATACCTGTATAACTAACTTGTTCCCATTCTCCTATCTTTGATACTGGTTTATATCTTAAAAATTCTCTTTCAAAGGCCGTATAATTTCCTTCTCCCTCTGAATCTGGATTATTTCCAATATTTGATCCCCAATATGGATTTCCATCACTTTTCCTTCGATGATGCAACCCTACCATTGCACCTTTATTTGGTGTATCTGATTTTTGCCACCAACTAAGTGTTAATTTATCTCCTGGTTTTAGTCCCTGCGATGCCATTCTATGTGGTATAGTTTGGGCGATTCCCAACCATCTATGTGCCAATGTAGCAGGTTGATTCTCATCTTCATTAAGTGCAGTTCTATGTGGTTCTGTTGTTGGATAATCAATATGATTTGGTGCAAGAAATTGAGAATTTTGGTCAATAAACTTCATACAAGTTTCACCAAACTGACCTTCACCTTGAACCCACTTGGCATGATGTCCTAACCAACCACTATGCCATCTTGACTTTTGAGTTTTTATTTCTTCTGTTCCACCCCAATTAAATCCATTAAAACCATCAGACCAACCACTTGGTTTTACTGCATCTGAATAAACAACTGGGTCTGGATATTGCCAAATTAAATCAGTTGCAGTTGCAGTTGAGGACCATGTCCAAACCAAATCTTGATTATTAGTAGCTTCCGATGCCCAAATCCACGTACAATCTTGTAAATCTTTGTGTACACCTGATACAGGTTTATTAAGTTTTACCCAGGCCGTATCATCTGGTACTGTACTATTAGATGCAAGATTAAATGTACCAGTATTAGTAATTGTTACTATAGTTTGTGCTTGGTCGTCACCATATGAATAACCATATTCTTCCTCATCAATATCGGAGTAGTGTGTGTATTTACCATCATCCAAATTTCTTTCATAATCAACTGTACCATCTCCAGTTTTACTTATAGTACCATTATACCATATTTTTGCTATTAATCCAGCACCACCACTATTTTCACGAGTCTCAATCCTCAAACTAACCATATCTTCAGGAATATTATGTTTACCAGTATATGTCCAAGATTGAGATTGATTTTGAGAACTACCAATTAAAGTTTGATTACCAGCTGAATTTACAGAATATACATTATAATAATTGTCGGCTCGAATTAGAATCTTATTTGATGCCCCACCATGATATGGACTTACTCTAAATTCTCGTTCATATTTTGTAATATCAGTAGCTAATGGATTTTTTATTGGAATATCATCTATTACTGTTACTTCTGTATCTTGAGTAAAAATCTCATCTACAACATATGCGTCTTTAATAGTAAGAATACCACTTCCTCTACCACCACTTCCTGCTGCCATTAAATCTGTGAATCCACTATCTTCTTCTGAAAATGATGCTTCTACCTTATTATCATCTGTAAATGTAATTAATCCTGTACTTGGAACATCTACTTCTTCTGTTCTTTCAACTTCCATAAATGGGGTTGGTATTCCATTTGCACTTCCAGGTTCAATTTGAATGTTTGTAATATATCGTTCACCGTATCCATCTGGTGTTTCTTCATTTGTATAACCGAACTGTAAATCTATACTACCGTTAGAATCCTCGGGTATTGTTACAACTTTATAATATCTTTCCCATAATTTACCATTTATCTCTTTAGTTTCAAAAACTTCTCGTTCTGCCGTTGGTCCGGCTACACCATCATTAAAAAATATATTTCCAGATGGTGAATCTATACCACCAATGAATAATGTTTTATTATGAGTCCATTCTGGAGTCCAATGCACCCAACAACTTATTATATAATTTTCACCAGGGATACCTTTTAATAAAAGTTGATATTTGTTTTGCATATCCACCGTACCAACTGAAGCAGTTTTTAATATCCATTTACTATTACCTGGATTTTCAATATCATCAACAATTTCATTACGTACTGAACTCTGTCCTCTTTCTTGAACATCTAACCCATCATTGAAATGTCCGTTAGTTACTAAATTAGTTGCTATAGGTAAAGTAATATTCTCAACTTCTGGAACAAATCTTGATATTACTTCGGGTGTTTCATCTTCATCTATAACAAAGGCTTCTCTTATTTTAAGAGTTCCACCTGCCATTTTATTATTTAAATTAACCCCGTTACCAGTTATTGTTGCCACACCACTGGCAAGAGTTACTTCAGATCCACCACTAATATCAGAATAAGATAAACAGGTATATCCCAATATTCTAAACTGTTCATAATAATCTGGATCATCTATTGCTGGATTTGGTCGGAGTCGTATTTCTGTTCGAGATGGTGATACCTCTTGTATCCAAAATTTATCTTCTTGAACGAAAAGTTCTATTTCTTTTCCTTTATTATCAAGTAAAGGAACTTCTAAATCTGGTTCTATGTCAGCAAGTGGATTGTGTGATGCAACAATCCTACCATTTGGTTGAACCATATACTGACCAGTATAAATAGATTTATTTGATTTTTTAGTTAAAACAAACTTATTAGAACCACCTATTTCTCTTAGAAAATTATATACTATTTTATATGTTCCACGTTCATAACCAAGACTTCTAACATGAGCACCTACATCTAAATTAGTAGGTATTTCAGAAATTTCACCAGAAGCTATATAATTATCACTTGTATCATATACATGATACTCTATAATATCTTTTGGATTACTTCCAAATACCTCATCGGAATCAGTTAACCCGTCTATTCCAATAAGAGGTAAATCTTTTGATTTTAATCTTGATAATCCCCATGGTGTTGAGGTTAATTGTTTTTTCTTGGCCATTAAAGTTCCGTAAATTCTCGTTTGATTATTTTATTAAGTTCTTCTTCTGTATCTTCATAGTCAAAATATCCTTCTTCATAAGAAAGAGTATGATTTTCTGTATGACTTGTTCCATCAGTTCCTTGTCCATCAATTATTTTCTCAAATAAAATAATATTTCCAGATTTTGGATCCCTTAAAACACCCCTTCTTATAGTCCCCGAATCAGTTCTCTTATCTATTAGTTCTGAATATCTCGCTTCATCTTGTCTTACAAGTGCCTGATAAAATGGAAGATTATCTAATTCATCTTTTGAATATGGCATTTTTTATCTCACTACTTTAAATGAATGTTTCTCATCGAAATATTGAACGGTTTCATCAGCAGTTCCACTACCACTTACAACTTTATAGTTTATTCTATAAAATCTTTCTGACTGTAATCCATCCATCCACAAATTAAAATAATTTCCTGTAGAATCACAACTTACTACTGAACCACTTCCAAATGGTACAATAACATCTTCTGTATATGCATCTTTAATTTCATAATATGTACTACCACTTGGTAGATATTTTGCTGTTGTATATCCCGTACTATATCCACTTGTGGAATACGACTTTTCGGGATACCTTGCTCTACCAACTACTCTAAATTTTACTTTTGAAGTTTCTTTATATTCTGGACGAAATCCTCTCATATAAAGAACCATATCTTCAACCTCGGTATTAGAAAGTGCTGATAATGAACCAGTCGTCCATTTAGAATCATCCCAAACTACTTCTAATTTTGGTTGATAAACTGTATGTGTATCTCTACCAAAATATAAAAAATGTCCATAATGTGTAGTACTTCCTTCATCTTCAGTAGTGGAATACTCCATACTACCACTTCTTTTTAACATAAATCCTTCATTTGAAACTGTACTACCTAACCACTTCCATACAATATCAGTTACGTCCATTCTTAAATCTGATGGTTCATGGGTGAAAGATTGAGAGGCTTCATATCCACTTCCACTATACCAAGTTCCACCACCCCCAGATAATGTTTGTGTTGTATCAGTACCACCAGCAAGTGCAGATGTTCCACCACTAAATACAAATAACCCTGAAGATGATGCTGCACTTAAATTAGAATTAGTTCCTGCAGAACTTCCAGATAACATTAAATAAGTCCAATTAGAAGAATCACTTCCAGAAAAGCTTGCAGAAATAGGTAATCCGTGTAGAGAAGAACTTGCAGTATTATTAATAGCACTTCGTAAATTATTAACAGAACTACCAGTTGTTGATCCAGATGCTACGAATATTTGAGTGGAACTGTTATTAAGTATACCTACTGTCGGTGCCACAAATGTAAAATCAACTCCTCCTATAGTAACTTCTTGATTATTATAATCACCCTCATTAATTATTAAAGTTCCACTTGCAAAAGTATTGCCTTGTAATGTAGAATAACTTCCATACCAAGGAGTTGCCGTATCATTATTATCTCTATATTTCCAACTCGCTCCATCTTCAATTATTGGATTAGAGTGTGCTCGACCAGAACCCATATCCCAACTCTGACTTACTGGATACCCATATAAGTTTTGTGTTACATTTAATTCTTTTGAACTTGCATCATATAAATTTAAATAAAATCTCGTTTTTGATCCTGATGTAATTAAATTAGATGCTACTGATTTAGAAATATAAGTCAAATCAAATTTAATTAAAGCACGTGAAACATTTACTACTGAACCGTCTGCGTTCATATCTTTTCTAATCTCAAGAATCTCATCAAGACCAGTATTCATACTTGCACTTGATTCATATAATGTTGTATCTTTTGTTGCGTATTCAAAATAATGCATTAGATATCTCCCATGACTCTACCTCGTATATCAGTATCGGGGTATTTAACTTCAAATATTGTAGGGTCTACCGCCGGATAAACTATACTACTATAGGTGGCACCAGCAACGTTATATAAATTATTAGAATATCCATCGACCTCTCCACTTTTATTTTTAATTACAACTAACTGTTGTTGTTCATTAGGATCTTGATTAGGTGGATTAACTACAGTAGCAACCCCGGGCATTCCAACTATTTCAGATGCCACATCGGCCAAAATTATAGGTTGATTTATTTGCCACTTATTTATACTAAAATAAAGTTTTAATTTATCAACACATCCCAACAATACTTCATTTTTATTAAATCCTTTTTTAGTAAGAATAGCAAACTCAACTCCAATATTACATATCCATGCATCTTTTAATTGAACTGCATCAGTCATCATTCTATATTGAGTCAAATATGTTTTTATATTTTCTTTAACTGCATCATTTATTCTAACTAATTTTTTATTTTGGTCATATCCCAACATATACATATTTAATGCTAATGGATTTGAAGTTTCTTCTACTCCTCCGGCCGCAACTTGTTCATCTTGTATCATATAAACTTTAGCTATATTACCATACTTTGGTGGTAATGAATATACACGAGTTATGTAATCATCTTTAGTTACTGCTCTACTTTGTGCTTGAAAGTATGCTAATGCATTTACTCTAACATCCTCAAGTGTTTCTGCTCCACTACCTCCAGTTGCTGGATCTGGATTTGTTGTTGCTGTAGAATTTAAAGTTAACGTTTCTATATTAGAATCTAAACTCAAAGAACTATCAAATACAGGTGCTTGTAAAGTAATATTATTAACACTATTAGATGCTACATTATCATCTATCCCACCCCCATAAGAATATTTTATAGTTAACGTTGTATTTGTTGGGCATTGACCATAAGTTTCTGTATTAAGAAAATTTGCCGGATCAAATGCTGTATCAAGGAAACTCGGAGTTCCAGGTAAATTAGAACCAACACTTGATGGATTTGGAATAATTTCTTCATCTGCCCCCGCGGCAACTCCTGAACCAAATCTCATTTCAGTTTTCCCATCTGGTCTTATATATGTTTTAAATCGTTTAGATGTCTTTACAAGTTTTAAAAGAAATGGTGCAAAATTTCTACCTTCTACCAAATCAGGAGAATTATTTTCAGTATTTTGAAAATCTGCATATACCGTGTCTTGTGCTAAGAATGGAACTTCATACCAACTATTTCCATCACTATCCGTTACTGAAATTATTTCTAATACTGGACTGTTTTTCAATACAACCCTTTTATACTTTTCTGCTGCTCCAAATGTTATATAATCCGTAATAACTGTCCCACTAACTGCCCTTACTTGTTTTTTCAATAACCACTTAGTAATATTACTTTCATCATCCAGTTCAAAAACCGTATCTTCTCTCCGACTTAGTGAACTTGAATCTCTAAATATTACATCACCTGTTGTTCTAAAAATTGTACCATTATCTGATGTTGTCTGCATTCCAGCTGGTACTGTAAGACAATAGTCTTCATTTGGTGGATATCCTATATCACCATTATTGAAAGTAATAGCCTCAGTACTGTCGGCTGGAACTGTTTGAAAAACGTCAAGAGTTACAGATGCTGGTGAGGCCTGTCTTGGTTTATATCCATATCCTTGTGCTATTTCATAAATAGTCTTCTTTTCTTCTGCAAAAGCTAACATACCTTCTTTAAATTGTTCATCCATATAATAGGATAAAGTATCACCAACATAAGATGCCATTTCTATGAACATCATACCTGGGTCTGATTCGTTAAAATCGTTATATGTATTTGGGAAATATGTTTTAGCAAATTCTATTAGACCATCTCTAAACCCAGAGAAATCTTTATTTAAATATTTTACGTCTTTACTGACTCCTTTTGTAGCCATTTACTTTCTCCCTTATTGATTAATCGCTGATTCAAATTGATCAAAACTTACTGATACAGTTCCGAATCTATCAGGCTCAAATGATAATCCAAAATCTATTGATATATTTACTCTGTTAATATTATAATCTGGCATCGTAATTTCTATATTTTTAATGTTTATGTATGGCAACCATTTTTCAAGTGAACTTCTAATTGAATCTTCTAATACATCTCCAAAATCTTCATTCATAGGTTCAAACAATATTGAATGTAATTGTGAGCCAAATGTTGGTTGTCCCAATCTTTCACCAGGAATCGTTTTTAACAAATTTATAATGTTATATTTTGCCTGTTGAAGTGTGGTTTTTGTTTGTTTAAAAAATCCTGTATCTGAATATCCCAGGGGAAGTTTTAATCCAATGAAAACATCTGGATTTAAATCTTTTTCTCTTGCTCCCATTTATATTCTCCTACTGACTTATTATTTGTTGACCTACAATTAAACCATCTTTTACTATAATTCTTTTTCTAACATATCTTAAAGTTCCATCTGTATTTTCAATAGTATCGGTTACTTCAAAATCTTCTGTAATTCCTTCTTGACCATCTGACGATTGGTATCCACCCGTTTGTATTTTTCCATCAAATTTAATTTCATTAAAACTAAAAACAATATTTAATTTATCAAATATCTTTTTAAGAATTATTATTTGTTTGGCTGCATCTATATTTGACTTGGCTATTGTCCTAAATTTTTTCAACAATCTTGATAATCTTGTTTTTTTAGATTTAGGATTAGTCTGAACTTGTCTAATATTTAACTGATTATTTCTACCTATAAAAAGACTTCCAGGTAATCTATTATCTAAAAAAGACTTATTATCAAATTTATCTATATTATCTTCACCCGTCAAATAAGAATGAATAGCATCTGCT